GTTGCTAAAGGTGTGCGAACTTGTTCAAGGATTGTTTGGTTAGGCATTATTGGGCAATTCCCTCAGTATCTACATAAGGGCCTAAGATCCCAATCACTCTTGAATATAAACTTCTCCCGATACGATAAGGAGTTGCTGTGAAATCTACTCCTTCGATTTGTCCGCCTGCTGCGACTCTTGATTGAAAGACTTCGACTGATATTGCAAAGACAGCTGATCGAACAGATTGGTTTCCAACATAAGTTGATGCTGATGATAAAGTCGCGCTTCCACTTGGAATAACATTTGCTTCTGCGACATCGGCATTAGTGATTGCAGCTTGGAAGGTATATGCTCCAAGATCTGAGTCAAGTACTGTTCTTGTTCCATTGTATGGGCTTCCGCATCCTGCGATAACGACTGATTGTCCGGCTGTGAATTCATGAACACCTAGTGTAGTGAAAGTAGCGACATTGTCGTTTAATACTGTTTTTTGAATTGGGCTTTTAAATGTAACCAACATTGGCAGAATTGTATTTTCTGCTGTATCAATAATTCCATTTAGGTAAGTATCGTCATACAAGGCAGATGACACGCCAAGCACGGATCTCAACTCGGTGGCTGTGATTATGGTTGGCATGTCATCTCCTTACTCCCATTAAAGGATGCCTGTGATCGGGAGCAACCACAGGCACTCAGTTAAATTACGCTACTGATAGGTAACGGAATGCTGTTGGGTAGCGATTAACTACTGCAACATATCCGTATAGACCGATTTCAACTTGGCCATTTGGCACAATGTTGGCGCGTAGCTCAAATGTTCCACTCTCATGGAATCTCATTGCTGCTGATGGATATACCAAAGCATATTTGTCGCCTGAGTTGTTTCCTGTGTAGTTTGGATCTACAACCAAAGATAAACCAGCAACTGTTCCATTTGTGCTGCCCTGAGTCATTAAGCCAGCAGCATTTTGTGGAGCTGCTGCTGCAAATAATGGGCGGTTTGAACCATCAACTGCACCTAGTAATCCAGCAAAATCAATTCCATTGATTCCTGATCCTGGAGCAACTAGTAGACGGTTTGGTGTAAAGCGCATTACATTGTAGGAATCTGCAATTCCATCAGCAATTGCTTTATAAATTGATGATCCTGTTGATGCTGCTGAGTTATGTGCTGCAATGTTTGAAGCATAAGCATCTGTCTTTTGTGCATAAGATGCTGCTAACTCGCGAACTAATAAATCCAAGAATGATGGGTCGCTACGATCTAACAACTCAACATTGACTCGGTTTGCGCCAAAAAATTTAACTACTGAATCTTCTTGATAGGTGACAGCAGTATCTTGAGATGCAGCCTCTACACCTTCAGCGGTTTGCGCAACAATTGCTTGATTTCCTAGTACAGGAGTAAAGATCTTCATTCCTGTTGCAGGTAGTGGAGCACGCTCAATTGAATCAATAAATGGGCGTGATGAATCAATTACACCAATTACATCGCGTAGATAGTTTGGTGGAACAACTCCTGTGTTTTCTGTTGTTGTTGCAATTTGTAATGCTGCAACTAAATCGCGAGCATCTGTATCGCCTTGAATAGCGCGAACCTGTGCTGCAACAAATTGTCCGGCTGTAACATTTGTGTCAACGCGTGGCTTTGTATATGCCACATATTGAGCAGTTACAACTGGAGATTGTGCCGCTTCTACCGCTTCGGTCGCGATAGGAGCTTCTGATGTTATGTCAGACACTTTTTCCTCCTGTGTTGTTGTTTCCTCAGCGGTTGCTTCGGAATTCTCTGATGTTTCACTCGCTGCTATTTCTGAAACGCGAGCTGAGTCGATGGCTGGCTCTGTAACAAGTGATACCTCTTGCAAGGAACTTGCTTTAATGCGTAGCACGCCTTCCTCATTTTTCCATTCGTTAATTTTTACACCAACGCTAAATCCATCTCTTAAACCTTCAGCTGCTTCTAATAAAGAATCATCGCCAGCAATAGTTGCTGCAACTTTGAATGTTGCCTCAATACCTTGATCGTCAGCTGTAACATCGATCATCTTTCCAATTGGTCGAGTGCGATCATGCTCAAGTAATAATTTAATTGGCTTTGAGAAATCAATGCTGTCTTTCTCAAATATTGTTGCGCCTGCGCTGGTAAAGCCTTTTTCATCCCAGCTTACAATGCGACCAGTTAAGGTACGCTTTTTGCTATCGGCTGCGGTTAGTGTTATTGGGAAATTAATCTTCATCGGATTAAGTCCTCTTCCTCTTGAATTTGCTCGACACTCATTGCGCCGATTCTGTTTAGTATTTCATAAACTTGCGCACGCTCTAATGCAGAACCACGCAAGAAATCATCAATATCAAATCGAGTTTCAATTCCGTTAGGGCAGAAATCGGCTTGAGATAATCTTTGTTCGATTGCAGTCAAAATTGGTCGTAATGAAAAGTCAATAAGTGCTTTTCTTTCGGCTGTCATGTTTGAATAAGTCATTGATGTAGTTTCAGCAGATACAAATGATGCTGGAATGCCGGATGCTCTACTGATTTCTAGAGCTAAGTATTGACGCGCCTCATTTAGTTGAAGTTTGGCTGGATCAAATCCTAAAGCCTGTAATTCAACATCAGCATTTAAGAATGCAGTTGATCTTGTTGATCTTGATGCTTTCCATGATTCTAATAATTTTGTAATACGCTCTGGAGTTAAATTTGTTCCATTTGATTTTAATACCATTTGTGGCATTGGCTCTTTAGCATACATTTCAGCTGCTTTTTCTAATTCTGCTGCTGCTTTAATTGTACGACCTGCTCTGTTAAGAATTCCTTCATCTAATCCGTTAAATACAATTAGAGATCCAATACCAAATGGTGGCACTCGCTTACCATCGACTGTGTAATAATCAATTTCAGTTGAGTTAGCATTTAATGATGCATAAACTCTATTTGGAGCAATTCTTGTCCATGCTCTAATTCTTGAAGCATCAGTTGCAGCATAAGAATCCATTACCATTCCGTAAGCAACTCCGTATAATAATAAATCCTCAGCGATCCAAGCATAAATTGCTGAACCTGCAACTCTTGGATCTGGTTGCATAATTACGCGATTTGGTCTTACATGTTCATTTGTAAAATGATTGTATTGCTCGAGAGGGAGCGAACCAACTGTTGAACAAATTATATTTCTAGCGCGAGCTCCGGATGGGATGGCCATGTATTGCTCACGAGTTGCAGTTGTTGTTCCAAATAAAATTCCGCCAACTAATTGTTGAGCATTGTATGGTGAAAGTGATGCAGCTACATCAACTGGATTTTCTTGCGTTGCTCTAAATCTATCAAATAATCCCATTAGCATATAATATACCATAAAGTCAATATATTATGCTATTTGAATATCTACTTCCGTTTCAGGTTGAGTTGCAAAATAAGTTGCTAAAGCCGAAGCAACAGCTGCACAAACTGCTACTCGACTTGCACGCCTTCCGATGATCCATGACCCATCCCCATAGGGCAGTTTCGCAGCGGAAAGTGTTTGTTGGGTCAGTTCGTCTTGACCCCCGTGCTGTAATCGATGGGAATTAATTGCGCCTAACCACCGATCACACGATTCAGCATATATCGCCCCATCCATATCTGTAATAGGAATTCCAGCAGGAACTAACCGACTTGCTACGGCTTGTGCAGTCCTTTTGGAATAAGCGACAGTCTGAACATTATATTTTCTTACATAAGGAGCAATATCGTTTGCTACCGCTAAATCATTTATTGAATAATCATTTGACCAAGTATGAAGTAAAACTAAATTAAATCTTTCACCCGATAACTTTTGAGTTGCAACTAAAGCTCCAAATTTACGATCTGGTGATAAATCAAGTCCTAACCAAGTTGGCTTGTCAGGGTCTAGTGGTATTGGATCAACTTGACACAAATTCCATTTCTGCACATCAATAGCTGAATTTATTGTATCGACCCATAAACACAATACTTCAGTTTTTACAATATCAGGCGGATCATTTATTACAGCTTTCAAGTTATCAGGATGGATAGTTGTTCCAAGCGATGGGTTGGCTTGAGCGAATGCTGGCCAATTGATTTCACCCGACGGAAGGGTAATCGGCGAGTCAGGTTCGGCACTCCATTCAAACCAACCTATCGTGTCTAAAGGATTCATGCTGGCTGCTAATGCACGCTCCCTTAGTTTATTAAGAATTACAGAATGCTGATCACCGGCATTACTGTAAATCCAAACTTGCGGATTTTTTGAACTCATCATGGTATAACGCATCGATGACCAAGCGTCCTCATCTTTATATTCTCTTAACTCATCAAGATGAATAGTCGAGGGAGCAGAAATACCTCTTGAAGCATTGTTTGCTGCTTTTACCACAAATCGACGACCGCCTTTTAATTCCATTTCCTCAGCACCATGTTGCCATCTAATCTTTTTTACTTCACTTGCCAATTTATCGTTTGACTCAATAAGTGAAACCATCTGCCTAAATGTTTCAAGCGAAGTCGTAAGTCTATGAGCTGATGAGAGCTGTAGATTTTCTCCCCATACATACATGCCAGTTAAAATCCTAAGCATCATAAATGTGGACTTACCATTTTGGCGTGCGATCAATAACCCAGCCTCAGAATGATGCCAGCGACCATCTGGCTTAACCTTATGGCCATGAATAGCCACGAACTTTTGCCAATCCATTAAGGGAATGCCTATTTCAGCTGCAAAGTCAATCATTTCATGGCCTTTACTCGGTAAATCATTTAAAGGAGAATGAATACGCGGTGTTTTCACACCTCCTAATTCTGATTGAGTCTGATTTAAGGCTAACTCAAACGATTCGTTTTTGTTCAAAGCGATCCAGCCTGATCGTGAGCGATCGAAGTGTTTTGTGGGTTAGAAAAGGAAAG